TGGATTTTGTCCTTTTATCCACAATTGCTGATTACGAAATTGTTTGATTCATTCTCTGTCTCGCTCAAGGGATGTCGTACCCTGACATTCGATGAAGCTTTATATGGAATTCCTGGCCGTCTAGACGCTTTTGATCTACATACCGCCAGAGGCCTAACGCTTAAAAAGTTAGGAATCAGAAAGAAAGATTTGGCTGATCCTTCGCATCCCAGTGTTGCAAAACTCAGGGCTTATGTTGAGGAGCAGATGTCGAAGTTCCGTAAGGGCGAGTTCTACGCCCAAGTGAATTGTGATTGTTTGAAAGATGAACTTAGAGATCGTGAAAGAGTTCGCCTCAAGAAGACTCGTGTATTTAATGTTACTGACTTTGTTGACAATCTTTTAATTAAGATGGCCCTCGGAGATTTAGTTTCTAGAATGCACTTGTATTTTGGAGCGAACGCTTCCTATTGTGGAGTTAACCCATGTTCTTCTATGTGGGGTGATTTATACAGTAAGTTTGCTAAGTTCGTGTCGATCGTGTTTGGGGATATTTCAGGATGGGACCACACTTCCATTCTGGGTTTCCGCCGGATAATTTGTGAATTTTTCCGCCAATGCTATGGTGGCGACCCAAAAAGTTTTTCTGTCAAGTTTGCTTGTTGGGCCTACATCGCGGCTAGGTGTTGTTTGCGTTTTAATAATGGAGAAGCACGCTTATTGCTGAGAGGTAACTCTTCCGGCAATTGGTGTACCACCTTCTTCAATACTCTCGATAATATACTGAATCATACCATTATATGCATTAAGCTCGCGTTGGATTTCGGCTGTGATCCTTTCATAGCTGTTTACCAGTTAGTTCTTGCTATATATTCTGATGATAACATTTCTGCTCACCCAGAGTCGTGGTGGAATCCTTTGAACGTTTCTACTGAATTTAAGAAGCTGTTTGGGATAACATTCACCTCTACGGATAAAGGAGAATTGGACTGTGATAAAGTATATACAATTGATGATGCTGATTTTCTTTCACGTAAGTTTGAGAAAAGAAAGGGCATTGTATTTGCGCCCTTGTCGAAGGAATCGTTGTTGGCACAGTTGTATTTCATTAGAGTTCCTAAGAGCTACTCTTCTGACTTCGTGTTAAGCCAACTACAGATTAATTTAGATAACGTAGCCCGCGAGCTGCTTGAGTACAGCGAAGCGGAGGCATCAATCATCACTAATCACATACGAGATGTGATTAATACTCATAACATAGAGGTGACCTTTAACCCTGTGTATACGTCTCGAATAGAGATGAAACTGTCCTATTATTAGGCAGTCTGGATGACTATAATCTCTCGTCTCCTTAGGAGTGACGTAAAACGGACTTTGTCCATCATTAATAAAAGATATCTTCTTTTAAGCTCTCATGAGCACCTAATGCAATTTATATGAATTATGTGGAAAATACTAACGTTAAAATATCTACCACTTCTGATTTGTCAGAGTGGGTTGGCCCTAACGTGCTTCTTGGAGGCACAGAGCCACAAATTCGCGCCACTGTCCCTACTGTGGAGCCGGATGTTTTTGATTTTACTGATCGTTTGTACGCCCTCCATGAGTTGGAGGGGTTTCCTAATGGGTATACAACTGGGGCGGGTGGAACATCTCCTAGTAACGCAATTCCTATCTATAACATTTTACGAAGTGTTCAGTACTTACAGACATTGCTTGGAAATTATTCTCATCTGTCTTACGATACCATTCAACTACGCTTTACATTATCTGATCCTAAAAGTATGGTTGGCGGTATCTTGTTGGGTTGGTACCCATACATTGACTGGTTCGATAAGAACCCAGAAGAGACCATGATTGCCATGGCCTCAGCGGGGACTGCGTGGGACCCCTATTTAGCAAATTTCTCACCAAACACACAGCTGGCCACTTTCGGCCAATCGAATGACTATGCTTTCACAATACCCTGGACTCTCAAGACGTCTACGTGGCCGACCCAGGCCATAAAACAACTTGATAATTCCGGCCCGCAACAGAGATCCCCGTGGGGGGAACCTGTATTGTGGTGGAAAACTCTGCCAGGAGCTGCTAGCTTAGTTGAGACCGGCTTGCCCGCGTATTTGAAAATCTTTGTTTCCTTCAAAGGTTTAAAGTTTTACGGGCCAGGCATCCAGTTTAATTCGGAACAGGTTGTCACTCAATCTGGTCTTGAACTTGCGGCAGTGGCGGAGGTTGCCTCCACACTGTCAACTGCTGCCGGTACGGCCATGGTTTCAGAAGATATAATAGATAGATTTATTCCGAAGTCTGACATTTCAGAATCTGCCTTCCCGGGCACTTACGATCAGCCTAAGGCCGTGCAAATGGCTTATTATGGCGATACGACTTCGTGTGACTTTCCTTTGACTTCTCCTATTTTCTCTAATTTTTCTGAAAGTTCAGCCCCTCCCGTTTCGACGGTCCTGGACTTTTTAAAAAGGCCCCAATACATAGGCATGTTTGAGTCATCTGATACGTTCATTTTTCAGAATGACCCTGCAACTCCTTTCACTTTACCTACCACAGCCACCTGGTTTCGGTTCTTCGCTATGTTGAACCGTTATTGGCGTGGCACTATAGAAGCTCATTTTATAGTGGCTGGTCATCCTTTGGTGGAAGTTGAGTTCACCTCGGCGCTATCTTTTCGCGGCGCCAATTCGCCTGTTGCGGCTCCCTCTCAGAAGTCCGCGGCCTTTTTTACCCACACAACTATATTCCCCGGGAGTAAACATATAGTTGTGCCTCTTCCTTTTCTCTCGACACAAGATTACCTTCCTGTATATGATGCTTATCCTGGTGACGGTCCTACTGACCCTTCCTATACCACGATTTGCACTAGTTCCCTCAGGATTGTGTCTTTTGTTACCCCTGTTACTCCCGTTATTCCGGTTTATGTTTTTTTGACAGCAGCTTCGGACTTCGCGTTTTATCAACCCATTCCCCCGGGTTTGTACAATGTGGAGTTTGATGGGCTTGAGTCTCAATGCGGTCTGCCTTTCGAAGACCAAAAAGAAGTTACTCGCTCACGTGCTGCACTTACTGCTGACCCCGGAACCATGACAACACTCCCTACTCTCTACGATTACATGAAGATTTGGAGCCGCTGTGTCCCGTTTAACGACTACGACAACGACGGCGATGAAGAACCTATCCCAGATGCGAACGTAGGGTTTACCTGTGCCTCATGGTATCCCCCTGTTGATAGAACAGAAGACCTCGACGCTAACAATTCATGGTATTTTACTTTGGATTATGTCGCTCTTCTTTCATCTATTTTCCTTTATTACAAAGGCGCGATGGCGTTTAAAATTGCTCTCGATATGGCCCCCCATACCGATGACGACGTTGTTTATGTGTCGTTGGGTGACCCAGTCACCCGAGCTAAAACCCATTGCCCCTTTCCTCAAAATCCTGCGAATCTTCCTTCCCAGTCCAACTTTGGAACAGGCACTGTAGTTACCCCAATGACTTTACAGCCGCTGTTGGAAGTTTCGATTCCCTATAGAGGTGACAATTTGTGGTCGTATTCGGTGTACAATGCCTATACGAGACCCTTTGCTACTATATTCGGACTTACTCCCAACGCGGCAGTTAATCATAATATCATCCTTCAAGATGGTACAGATATGCTATGCGATGCTATGTTCAGGAAAATCTCGCCCAATTTCTCACTTGGAATTGAATACGGCCTACCCCCCTTTACGATGTGGGCCGCCCGCGGGTTTGATTGGTCTGCGTTGCCAACCCTAATGAAGGTAACGCAAGCTAGTCACTCTGACAGCAACAAGTGATATTTCACCGCT